CGGAAGTCTGCAGCAGCAAGAAGCCCTTTCAAAATGTCACCTTCGTATGTGCGAAGCTGGGCTTTTGCTTCTTCTTCGGTCAGGTCTGCGTCCTGAATGCCAGTCTTTTTGGTTTTCTCGGTATCTGCCATTTCGATTTCCTCCTATCAAAAATCAAAAATTAAGCCCGCACCGGTGTCTTTTCCGGCGCGGGCTATATTGTTATGGTGTTCCGCTTGCTTTTAGGCCCTGAGTAGGCTCTGAAGCTCAGGCGGGTCGTTGACGTACAGGCTCCATGCTCTCTTGATGATGTCGCCCACGGAGAGGTTCTGCAGGTCGATGGTACCGCTCGGCACGACGCCTCTGTATACCATGCGCTGCTGGCTTCCGTTTCGTCCCTGTACCACGCCTTGGAAGCTCCATTCGGGCATGACTCCGGTCGAGAAAGCCTCGAACAGCTCCTTGATGAAGGTTTCGTCCTCGATGACGATCTCCGTGAATGTGAGAGTGACGCCATACGACTGAAAAACTTCATGCTCCTGCGCGTCTCCGAGCGGCTGGTACTTCGCGTTCGAGACATTGACTTGGGTCTGAAAGGTTTCAACCGAAGCCAGCATTGTTCCCGCTGAATTGAAAAGCGCGCCGTCTTTACCGGTGAGCGCCTTGCGGGTGTCTATCGGTCCTCTGTTATTATACATGCTCGCTTCCTCCTTTCTTAGGCTTCAGCGCTGAACCTGAACCTGAAGGTCAGGTATGCGCGCTCGATGCTGTCGATATCGTCTACTGCGAGGATGAACCATGCGCTGTCTCCAGCTGCCGGGTTCGACGGGTCCTCCATGCAGGTTCCGCTTATCAGCTTCTTCTCGCCGATCATCCTCTTGATGACTCCGTTGGCTCCGGCGATGATGGCTGCGCGTCCGTCGCTGTCGTTGTTGACCTTGCCGATCAGTGGTGCGGTCGTGTCGGCTACTCTGTCGATAAGCTCGAAGCGAGTCTTCACGCGGCGGATTTTCTTCCAGCCTGCGTCCTGATTGCCGCTTGGCGTTACCAGTGTGTTGATGCCCTGCTCAATCCAAACCTGACCGGCTGTGTTCACGCTCAAAACAAGGCAGCCGCTCTGCAGGGCTGTCTCGATTTCGGTGTTGGTCAGCGGTTCTGCAAGGCTCACCATTCCGCTCACGACTTCGTGTGTTAGGCTTTGGTTAGACGGGATTGCAGCTACCATGCCTCCTATGCGTGCTGCGAGAAGGTATCCCTCGTACAGCGTGCCGCTTGCGTCGTATGCGCTGTTCAATGGGTAGATGATCTTCTCATCGTTGAATGCTGCGCCGTTCGTCATTCTTGTTGCCAGCGCGATGGATTTCGGCTCTGCTAATACCGCCATGCAGTTGCTTCCGGCCGCGTATATCCTGTCAATGAATGCCGCTACTAGTGCGTGGGTTGCGGTGTCTGATGTGTCCACGATGAGTACGTTCCATGCTGCCGCTTCGAGCAGGTTCAGCGCTGCGCTGTATTCTGCTGATGTGGCTGTCGGGTTCGTTCCTGCTGTAAAAGCTGTACTCGCTACAGCTGCGAGCGTCTTATTGCCGTCTGCGACTTTGGTTGCTGTGAAGTTCTGGCTGTTCGCGAAAGCTGCGACAAGCGCTGCGGGTTCTCCTACTCCACCAGCTCCCTTGGCAAATGAAACCTTTTCAAATTCCAATGTCCCGGAGTAGATAATGCAGTCTCGCTTCGTTGCGTCTGCGAGGTTGTCCTTAATCGTTATCGATAAGGCCCTTGCTCCTACGTATTTGGCGGTGATGGTGACCGCATCGACCGGTATTGCGGTTGTGTCCTTCAGGGTGATGGTTGCTGCCGTGCCTCCGGTTCCTGCTCTGACGGCGGCTACCTTGGAAGCTCCGCCTGCCAGCATTTCGTCCACGATGTTGACCGTGAGGTTGGTGCCGGGCGCTCCGAAGGCTGCAGCTGCGTCTACTGGGCTTTCTATCCACGTAACTTTGTTAAGCGGTCCCCAGTTTGCTCTGATGATTGCTGCGCCTACGCCGTTACTTGCGCCAGCGAGCTCTACGCCGCCAGCGTTCTCGTATCTGGTGTAAACGCCGGGGCGGATTTTGGTTTCGCCCACTACAAATGTTCCAGACATGTTAATTTACCTCCTTCTTCATGAATGTGCTGATGATTTTCTCTGCAGCCTGTTTTGTGGCTTTTTCAAGTCCCGCCACGCGGAAGGCTGCAATTACGCATTCCGGCATTACTCCGAATACGGCCTTGCTATGCTGCGCAAGCTCGGCGACGGTGTATTCCGGTTCCGCTTCTGGGGCTGTTTTTACTTCGGTTTCTTCGACCGGCTGTTTGATTTTGTCTGCCATGCGTATGCTCCTTTCTGGTTATAGCGGTTCTTTGCCGCATAGCTTCGAGTTCATCTCGTAGCCCTGCGTTAGCGGTTCCGCTTCGATTGTTGTGTCCGCCTCCACATATAGGTGCCTTGGCGTTAGGTCTGCGTCCGGGTCCTACATGCCTATGTGCATTAAAGGCGAGATGATTGCTCGCCGCAGGATTCCGAAGCGCATTTGTATCCTGATCTGTCCTTGCGATAATTGGTCGAGCCCTGTGTCTGCTGAAAGCCTCCGGATTCTCATTGGGGAAGTGTCCAGCATTATGACTTCTCCTCTTGTTGCCAGGGTGTCTGTCAGGTATCTGATCCAGCGTAGCCTTTCCTCAGCTGTTGGTGCGAAAACGTGACCGGCGATTACTCCGTTCATCCAGGCTACCGTGTTCGTCTCGTCCGACGTCTCCAAGCTTACCAGTCTGAAATAAAAAACAGGCTCATTCGCCTGCGGTTCGAAGTATTCATCCAGCCTGTCGTGCCCGATGACCGTTGCGGTTGGCTCCCACTCCTTCGTGAAGTGGTTCATGGCCAGGATAGGGTCCGGGTCGCTGGTTATTTGGTTCGGGAAAGCGAAAACGTCAAACTGCATTGATGCACCTATGATTTGCTCTCCTCTTTCAGCTTCGTTGTCGGCGCTGAAGTTGTCCGTTCTGTGCCAAGCGAGGCAGTATGGAGGCTCTCCTTCCGGCGTCATAAAAATGCCGCAGAGTGCCTTTCTTGCCTCCGGCTCTATCTCCTCCGGCATCACTGCCGAGTCGATGGACCAGATGTTGATTGTCACCTTGCCGGACGTCTGTCTCTCCGGGTTCGCCTGCATGTCCACGGCGTAATCTATCCGCGGGTATTGTTGCGCTCCCTTCCAGCCTCCTGTGTCGGCAGGTGCGTTTTGGTAAAAGACGGCGGCTTTGCCTTTGTACTTAGCCAGCTTGTTCAAAAGCTCCGGCCACGCCGTCATCCTCTCGTAGATGAGGTCTTCAAGCGTCCTCGCCATTTGGGATTTCGCCATCCGTGTAAATTGTCACGAGGTCGTTCGTCCACTTAAGCTCCCATGTCTTCCCGCCGACCACTTCGCTGGCCGGGATCACGAAGTAATTCGTTACGTTGCCTATCCCGGGAAGCATAAGGACGGTTAGTTGTTTGTCCGTCATGGCTGTGATTATCCCGTTCTTTGGCTCCGTCCAGCCTTCGCGCTTGGCGTTGATTAGGTTGCCTTTTTGAACGTATTCCGGGTCGAATATTTTCTCTGCTATGTCTTTGATTATCGGCATGGCGTGCCTCCTCCTTCCTGCTTTATTTGTTCAGGTATGGCTCTCCGAATATCGCCATTACCCTTGGTTTCGCATCGTCGATGATAGGTTCCTCAAAGGGTCGCGGCGCGATCCTGTCGGTTCCTTCCTGCAGCCACGGTGCGTATTTTACGTCGGTGTGTATGCTGGCGATTACTTCACCGTCCGCTTGTCCTATTGCCCTGGCTCCCCAGCTTATGCGAAGCGCTCCGCTTCTGACTGCTGGTGCCTCTCCGGGAGCTGAAGCTCTGTATACTCCCTTCGTTGTGTAGGGCAAGCGGTAAACCTTGCCGGTGCGGTGTCCGCATAGCACTCTTAATGCTGAATTCCTCAGCTCGTTCGATGCTCTGATCGCTCTTGATTGAGCCTGCGTCTTTGCCGACTTCACGGCTGACTTTACCGCTTGCGTGAATAAGTCGTTTGTTGCCTTTACGTCAATCTGCATGAGTATCGCTCCTTTCCTCGGCGTAGTAAATCGTCCATATGCCAAGGCTGCCGGGTTCGTTTACTCCTTGAATGTAAAAGTACCGGTCGCCGAGCACCAGACGGTCGCCTTCTCCTGCGAGGGGAGTTCCTCTCTGCGTGATCGTGTGGGTGATGGGGTGTTGCTGCTGTTGCCAGCGTTCTCTCTCGTCCGGGTCCGCGTCAGCAAGAACCGCACGCAGGATGATGTCCGGCACCGGTTCATATCCTGCCGATACCCGCCCGCGTGCGGTAGTGTCTTCGTTTCTTTTCTCGATGGTAAAGTCTTTGAAAAGGTTCCCGGGTCGGAGGTACATTGGGCTGCCTGTTCTAATCATGCCGTTTCCTGCCTCCCTCCGTTCCGCCTGCTACATGGTTGTTATGCATTCCCTCGTAGAAATAAGGCGGTTTCTCGGTTATGCTCCGGTTCAGGCTTGGTGCGGCCATCTTGCTGACCTCTTTCGAGAGCTCATCATGTAGTGCCTTCCAAGCGTCAAACCGCCCGCGCAGCTCCAGCGAAAGGGGGCCGACCTTTGTGTTGACCTCGTATGCGAAGCGATGAAGGATGCTGCCGAGCAGCTCCAGCTTCGCTTTTTTCCATTTGCCCGGGTACCTGCCGATGATGGCGTTGTATTCCTCGTCCGTCAGGGCGCAGGTTTCGGCGCCGCCTTCGACCATGGTGTCTCCAAGCTCAAAGCGCATACGGTCCTTTCCGTTCTCGTTGATTTTGGCCGGGTCATACGTGTATGTCTTAGCCATTACGCATCACCTTGGCCTTCGTCCTCCTCTGTGCCGCCTTCCACTTCGGATTGAATTTCCTTGATCCGTTCTGTGATCGCTGTCTTGACCGTTTTTCTCTGGTCCAGCGCGTCAATCAAAATCAGGGCTTCCTCCGTTTCAATTTCACCTACGGCCTTGGCCGCTTCCCCCGCGTTGAGCTGCATGGTCGCTACCGCCTTTACGATGTCGTCAGGCGTCGCTACGAGCTCGAGAACGCCTCCTTTTGCGGTAATGGGTATAACAATACCCTCCGGCTCATTCTTGCGAATTTGGGGCGGTTCTGTGGCTTTGGCGGCCTTTTTTTCGAGTGCCTCTATCTTTGCTTTGAGGAATTTGTTTTCTTCCTGCAGTGATTGTGTTTCCACTGCCGGGGCTATGAAGCCCTGCTTGATTAAGGCTCTCTCGCGGCTCGGAAGAACGGCTTCGGAGGGGATAGCGTCGCCTACGTTATAGGCGACGCCTCCAAACGTACATGGTTTAATGCATGTGTAACCGTTCATCGTGCGCTCCTCCTTCCGCTTATACGCACTGGTCGAAGTAAATCGCCAAGTCGTCAGAGGTCTTCTTCATGTCGGTTGCCATGAGGCCCTCGATGAATTCAGAGTGCGTGCCTTTTTCGCCTTCGAATTGATCCATCGCGGTGTACTGGCCGTTGCCGAGCATATCCCATGTGAAGATGTAGCCTGCGCTGGGTTCGTCGATGGACGGGCTGTTGGTAGCATAGCAGAGGAGTGCTCCGTCGGTTGCACATACAAACTGCATGTTCTCCTGACCGATTCCGCCTGCGTTGTAGGTGCTCTCAAGCACTTTTACCTGCTCGATCTGCAGGATGGCTGCGAGGGCCTGTGTGGTTACGACAGCGGGGTTCGCGGTGCTGCCGGTGTACTTCACACGCTCTACGATGTCCGGGTGGTTCTTCAGAGCGTTGAATGCATCGACGCCCAGAGCCAGTCTGTTGGGCTTTCTGCGTCCGCTCTGCTTGATGTCCTTCATGCGGGCATCGAAGAAGTTCACGGGGTCGAAGTTGGCATCATTGAACCTCAAAAACTGGTTAGGTCCGGGGTTCGCGGGTACGCCTGTCCAGACGTTCTGCCATGCAGCTGCATTGAAGAAGTTCTGGGCGAAGAGGATATCGAGGTGGAGCTTCAGCTGCTCGGTGGCAAATCTTACTTTTGCCCTTCTGGGGTCTGCGACTCCGGGAGCTCTGCTCCTCTGGTAGTTCAGTGCGTCGATCTGGTCTACGCCTACGATGACCTGATCCACTTCACATTTGTAGGTGTTGTCGGTCTGTCCCATCAGTGCGGGCTGAACCTTACCGAACGCAGGCTTGCGCGCTACGTTGTCACGGGCGAGGTCGGCTTTGCTGAAGGTGTAGTAATAGCTGGAGCTAAGGCTTACCGGGCAAATCGGGAAAATAGAAGGGGCGACAAAGTCTCCGTCCTCCTGAAAGAAAGCCATGCTCATATTGGTCAGGTAGTTGTTAGGCTGCCAGCCCTTTGCGATTTCTACCTGAATGTTGGAAATGCTTGTTCCTTTTCCGCTCATTGTGTTTTATCTCCTTTCCCTTATACGTTTTTCCACTTGAGGTCTGCAGCTACGTAGGTCAGCGTCTCGTTGTCAGCCGGGCCTGCAATCGCTACATCGGCCAGATCGCCAAGCTCAAGCGCCTTGTTGACGTAGCTTGTGGTTGCCAGATCGTAGACGATGGCGTCTCCGTCTGCCAAGTTCGCGACGTTGACATCTGCGAGGTCAGCAAACTCGAGAGCCTTGTTGACGTAGCTTGTGGTTGCCAGATCGTAGACGATGGCGTCTCCGTCTGCCAAGTTCGCTATATCTACGTCTGCCAGATCATCAAGCGAAAGCGCTTTGTTGATGTAGCTTGTCGTTGCGAGGTCATAGACGATCGCGTCTCCGTCCGCAATGTTAGCTAATGATACGTCTGCAAGGTCGGCCAGTCCGAGTGCCTTGTTGATGTACTTCTGGGTCGCGAGGTCGTAAGCGATTACGTCTCCGTCTGCGACGTTGGCAATCGCCACGTCTGTAAGTCCTGCAAGTGTGAGCGGTGCTACG